GATCTTGAAAGTAAAGTCTACAGTCTGAGCGTCTGTTCCAGCGCCTCCTGCTGTTGGAAATTCAGGAAGAATTGGGAATACGAACTGAGCGCCTGTTGCAGCTGTAAGTGTTACTGAAATTGTTGTGTCTGGTGCTGTCTCTGCTGCTGTCCAAAGTGCTTCGCATACTGAGTTAGCCTTACCCCAGTCGGCTAGCATTGAAAGCGCAAAAGTACCTTCGATGTTAGTGGTCTTGTAGGCTTCGCCATCAAGGGTCTGGTAAGTCTCGCGGACGTTGGTCTTTGTTAGAACTGCTGAAGTTGCTTGTGCCTCGATATCTGTTCCACCTGTGAAAGATAGAGAAATATCGCGACCTGTGATTACTACAGTTGCCATATTATTTTCCTTTAGTTTGTTTGTGTATAGTAGGTAGAAACTCTGATATCAGCCACCAAAACATTGGAAGGGCCAACTTGAGTTACTGTTGGTTTTTCAACCGCTCCGACAATGTACCCGGCTGGGATCACTTTCAGAACACTTATGACGAGCTGCTCGAGATTGTCGAGCGATGCAGGATTGCTGTTATAGGCAACCGCTACTGAGATGACAAGATTGATTTTGATGTGAAGCGTTGAACTATTGATGGTTTCTAATTCTAGATAGGGTGAATCTGGGACTGTCACCACGAATGGCACCATAGGAGCCTCTGGGACGTAGGCATAGACATTGCCTGCTACATTGGCAAAGGCATTGGCTAAAGGTTGACGGACTGTATCTAGGATTGTGGACATTACTGCACCATTGAATCAGTATCGATGTATGGCCCCAACAAACCAGATACTCGGTTAAACAAGCTACGACCCAAGCGATATGGGCTTACTTGTGTAAAATCAATACCTTCAATCTGACCGCCTGGAGCGATACGGGATTGGAATACTTCAACTGAAACGGCTAGAACCGCTGACTCTACGGCGCTGACTCCGACATAGGTTGAAGCGCCTGAAAGGGTAGCCAAGCCCGAAGGGATAACCTTGCGATAATTAACATCAGCGTTAGTAATCGCTACTGTGAAATAACCTGTGAATTCTGCATAAACCGCGTCTACGAAAATGCGGGAATCTGATCGTGAGATAAATCCTTCAGCATCGATGTTGCTGGATTCTAGGATTGTGAAAGTTCCGTTAAATGGGGAGCCGCATCCTGTGATGACTACGCTCTGACCCGCTGTGAAATTGTTATCGCCAAGGACACGATATGTTGCGATATTGCTTTCTAATTCTACTGATGAAATCGGTGATGCGTACTTAACCAGCATAGGCAAGATTACGGCCTCAGCGGTATCAATCACATCGGTTAGATATGCGTCATTGTAAAGGGATGTAGAGACACCAAGAATAGACCTTAGTTCTGCAACTGTAACTATTGAAGCCATCTCTACATCCTCTCTATTAAACGACTGGGGGAGCCACCGGGAGCAGCAGCTCCCCCATGATTAGTTTGGGTTATGCAACCATCCAGCGATATGAACCAGCAGCCAACTTAGTAGCAACTGCGCCATAGCCGTAGTAACCAACCTGAACCTGACCTGTTGAGATGAGGTTTGACTGGAGTGAGAGGCGTGGGCTCTCGTACCATGTGTATGCATCTGGGTTAACAACGAGCATTGTGTTGTCGCCAACGCCTGAGCCAGTTGTGAGCTGACGATCTACACGGAGGTTAAGTCCGAGAAGATTTCCGCGAACGCCAGTAGCTGTTAGGTTGCCGCCTGCGTTCTGTGGGTTGATTGTTTGCTGGAATACAGGGCGGTTTGAGCCGTCCACGAGTCCCATCAATGCGCCCCATTGTTCTGGAGACACGATGATGTTTTGAGCAAAACCAAGAGTTCCCTTATAGATAGAAACTGCTGCATCTGAAACGAAATCAGCAATGTTTGCAGCTGAAACTGTGCGGTTTCCGCCGTCTGTTCCGCCTGCAATTAGTGCATCTGAAACAGCCTTATCAGTTGCCTTTGCATACGCAAACTCCATCTGACGAACGAGTTCAGCAAAGAACGCTGGAGAACTGCGATCCAACAATTCTAGACTGAAGGTCTGCTGGCCAATGTACTTAGATACTGAGACCGAAACGAAGGCTGCGTTCTGGTCTGTCTCTGATGGTGTTCCGCCTTCAGAAGCAGCTGCAACTGTTGGAGCAACTGTAATCTTAGGGATTTCGAATGTCATACCTGCATCTGGAAGAGTTCCGCGTGAGATAGATTCGATTGATGGACGATCTGCGTTTGAGATACCGTTGATAACTTCGGTTAGTTGACGTGTTGGAACGAGTCCAGCGTTGTCTGTTGTGTCTGCAGCTGCAGCAACATACATCTTTGATGTTTCGTTGCCTAGTGAAGCGCGGACTGAGTGCTCGAGATAAGAAGCCTTATCAACGATTGGGTTACGAACAGTAGTTGAAATGTAAGGTGCTGTTGCAGCCTTAACTTCAACCTTTGCAGCCTCTACCGTTTCTGCGGCAGGAGCAACTTCTGGAACGGTAGTGTCTGACACTTGTTCTCCTTCTGTGGTTGATTGTGTTTCTTCCTGAGTTGTCTCAGAAACTTCGTTTTCTACTGCCGCTACTTTCGCGACCTCAGCGCCTGGAATGGCGCCGTCTGTGACGAGGCTGACTTCAATGAGTTTGGATGAACTGATGGCCATAACGCCATCTTTGTTATCCCAGTCTTCAACATCTACTCCGACGCTGAAATCAGAGCGAAGTCCAGTTGCGGCTTCCTCGAGAGCATCGTTTCCGGCTGTTGTCTTTGCGATCTTAAATTCTGCTGTGATGCCAGTTGCATCTTCTGAGAATGAAACCATCTTGCCTAGTGGGCGAGTCACGTCATGCTGAAGAACTAGCTTGATGTTCTTAGCCATTGTGATGGAATCTTCTTTGAACATAGTGCGGCCTGCTGATGTATTACCTTCAGCATTCCAAGTCACAATGCGACCTGCGATGATGCGAGATTCTGCATCCGCCGCTGTAATGGCGTATGGCATAGTTATCTTCATCGGTTCTCCTTGTTGTCGATAAGGTCTTCTTCTTCTCGAATCTGCTCGATGCTCATTGCACCAATGCGATTAAGAATTTCATATACTTGAGCGCGCTGCAGCGCATCTGATCGTAGGAATTCGTCTAGGCTAAAACGAATTTCTCCAGTTGAAGGGCAGAAGTCCGGCATAGATAAACGTTGTTCGATGGCGGCAAGAATTGGCTTCATTGAGAAGTCAATAAGAGAGCGACGCTCTGATACTGAGTTGCTATAGGTCATGCTGGTTGTTTCAGCGCTTACGAAGTAGGCAGGAAGGTTGCAGGCGCGAGCCAATTCCAACGCGACGTACTGACGAGCCTCGTTCAGCTGTAATTTGGCTGGATCGATGCCCAACGCCTGCAATTCAACATCAGCATTGAGAAACGCTGTTGACTTTGTAAGTCGAGCAGTTCTCCATGACTCTAGAAGTTTGGAGATGCGCTCTGCTGGAAGGTTAGTGCCGTTTGACTTGAGAACTTGTAGCGGTACTGGCTCTTTAGCGAAAGTTTCTGCTGCTTGTTCTAGTGCGTGAGCTGCGCGGATTGTTCGGCCTGCGCGATTGAGCAGACCTTCATCAAGACCATAGAAAACTACAAGAGAACCAACACCTTGATTTGGAACTGTTGAACCATCGACTGAATAGCCGACAATTTCTGTATCGTTCTGATTTAACTTTACAGTTACACGATCTGGAGCAACACGAGTCCAAGCGCGGACGCGACCTGTGTCTCCGTACTGCTCCATGACTTGGCCATATCCGACGCCATGGAATAGTAAATCTTCTGCGAGCCATGCGTAGATTGCTGAGCCAGGAACGCGTGGGTCTGGTTGATTAATTACTGCAGGTGTCCCCATGTGTGAACCATCCAGCTTTGAGTATTGCTCTAAAGGTAGGGCTGCGAGGGTTGAACAGATGATATTTCTAGCACGAGCAATAGTTGGAACCGCCATCGCTTGCTGACGGCTTGCAACTGATTGGGTAAATACGAAAGGATTAAAAGAAGCTGTATTGTTAAAAGGCGCTGGTGCTGAAGCCGCGTCGACTGTAAGTTCGACTGCTGGCTTAGAAGATGTGAAGATGTCCCGGATTCCCATTAGACATATTATACGCTATTGCCTAGACATTAACCTATCTGGATGTCAACTTCCGATTCGGCGCGTGTCGCAAAGTGTGTCACCATTGCTGAGGCAACTGCACCACAAACAATTCCTGAAGCTTTGCGTCCCATGACCCAACCGCCATCACCTCGAGTTAATTTAACGGCGCTGAGAACTTGTTTTGTTAATTCCTCTTGATCCGAATGAGCAAGGCGAAGGCTAGAAACCGCTGAGACGAATTCATCGCAAGATTGCTGATATTCCTGACCTGTAATCTCATGGATAGGGATTCCGGCAGGCGCTAAACGCGCTGCAACTGCTGAGGCTGTGGACTTGCTGTAAGCAACAGCATTAACTGGAAACTTGCGAACCCAGTAAGCAATGTCGTTAGCCATTTCTTTATCGTCTAGATTGACTGGGTTAAACCAAGTATGAAGAAGGCTAACCATGAACCTATCCCCATCGATGCGCTGGCCTGCAACAAGCGACCCATGCTTTCTGTCCGGGCTTAAATCAATAGCCATCCAAGTATCAACTTCTACGTCCAGTTGAGGTAGGTCATCGACCTTGCATTTCTTCCATTCAGCTTCTGAAATAACTGGGTTAATCATCGACACGAACTGGCAAAGGATTTCTGTCCTGAAGATATCTTCACGATCCGAAAGGCTGTCCTTGATGTTGTCCTCGTGGACTGTGTGACCAAGGCTCGGGTTACTTTGGTACCAGGCTTCCTTGTCGGTTATCTCAGCACCTGGCTCTGCGCTCCATTCAAACCAGCCAATAGAATCATCGGCTCCTTCACTAGCTGCAAGGCCTCGCTCTCGAAACTTATGCAATAGAACCGAATTAGCGTGGCCCGCGTTGGAATAGACATAGGCCTGCGGGTTGGGATTACTCATCTGGGTAAATCGCATCGATGACCAGACATCTTCTGTATCGAACTCACGCAATTCGTCAATATGGATTACATCTGGCGCTGCAATGCCTCGAGCAGCTGAATTACCCGCTCTGATTAGGTAGCGAGCCTTATTCTTAAACCGAATCTCCTGCGATCCTTTAGATTCGTACTTCTTAGCAAAGTTATCTAGTAGCACTTGGGAGTTCTCGATGATTTCAGAGACCTTGAAGAAGATTTCTGACGAGGTAGTTAACTTATGAGCTGTAGCCAGGTGCATTTTTTCGCCCAACACATAGATTCCGAAAAGGATTCGAAGCGCCATGAAAGTCGATTTACCTTGCTGCCTGGGAAGCATAATCCCTATAAGTGGATGTAGCCACCTTCCGTCTGGCTTGTATCTTAGGCAGTCTCTGGCTAACTGTTCCTGCCAAGGCAAGAGCGGAAAGCCGATATCTTTGCAAAACTGAATCATCTCATCGCCCCTAGTAGGCAAATCGCTAGGTTTAGACCTGATTCTAGGCGTTTGAGAGCCATAACGTACTTCTGTTACCCCTACCTCAGCCGTTTGCAGCCCTTCTGAGCCGTTTTGAGTCGTCATGACTGGTTCTCATCCGATTCAAGCCGATAATGACTTGTTGAGGCGTTTTTGGGGTAAAAAGAAACAGGAAGGGTCGGGGTTTCTC